CCAGCGTCGAATTGCCGAAGCTAAACTCCAAAAATATATTGAAGAAGAGATAGAAAACTGTTTAGAAGAAGTATACACCGATAAACAAAGAAAGTGGGCATGCGCACAAGAAGGCGATGAATACGAAGAAATGTGCAAAGGCCCCATGAAGAAACCAAAAACAAAGAGAGGAAAGTAAAATGAGTTTATTAACACAAGCATGGGACACCGCTGTTGGTGCAGCCCGAAATGCCTGCAGGCTAGTTTTAGACACTGGCTGGTCTGTATGGCATGAAGTCACCGATGGCGCTGGGCGCCTTAGCTGGTGGCTGCTCGTCGGCCTCGTATGGCTCGATGGCGCACTCGTTGCTCACTGGTTGTTGTAGGAGACAGCATGGAAGAGCAAAGTGGTTTTATTGACACTTGGTTGATGAAGCTTACATCACGTAAGCTTTTAGTATGGCTTACTGCATCTGCCTTAGCGTTCGGCGGTTATCTCGCCAGCGCTGACTGGGTTATTATTTCGAGCATCTTTATCGGGACGCAAGGCGTCGTAGATGTAGTGGAGAGACTGAAGGGGCTTAAGTGAATATACCACAGCTAGCAGTACAATTCCTGCTTAAGAATTGGAAAGGCGTTTTAATTGCAGTACTATCGCTGGTAGTAATGGGCAAAATGCGCTATGACTATAAGCAGATGCAAGCGGCATATGAGGCCTCGGAACAATCTCTCCAGGCCCAGCTAGCCGGCCTACAAGAAATTCACAAGCAACAGCTAGCAGATATGGAAGAATCTCTCCATATATATAGAGAGACTATCGAACAGGTTGAGCGAGATTATGAAGAGAGCCAAACCGAACTATTAGAGCTTAGCGAGGAAAGAAGGCGAGAGTACGGGAGACAGTTCTCCGAAGACCCAGAAGAATTATCTGAGACAATAATGTTGATGTATGGATTTGATTATGTTCCTTAGTCTATTATTAATGTTGGGCGGCCCTGCTGAAGCATCAGACACAGGCCAGTTTACCTTTCTCGGACATCAACAGTGCGCACCATTTGAAGGCGTGCTCTTCGATGTACCGGCACTATCTGAAATCTTGACGCGCCAATCGACTGCTAACCTCGCATGCCAAGCACGAATTGAATATGAGCTTTCAGTCGAAGCCGCAAGCTATGATCTACAGCTTCGCAATTGGGAGATTCAGTACACGGCCCTCCATGAAGAAATGACGCTCATAATCTTTCAGAAAGATCAAGAAATTGAAGAACTACAGTCGTCATTATTGCGCCAGTCTCCGAGCAATAGATGGTTGTGGGGTGCGGGTGGAGTAGTTGTGGGTGCGGTTGTCACCTATGGAGCTTATAGAGCATTCAATGAGTGAGAAAGATTTTGACAAAATCGCTGCTATCGAACAAGCTATTGCCAAGAAATACGGAAGGGAGACCGTTCAAAACCCCCACGCAAATTGGGACGAGGCCAAAGAAAAAGAATACCTCGAACAGATGCAGGAATTATATAAGAAGAATACCAAGCACGAAGCCTTCCAAGAGAAAATAGATGTAAATGGTATAAAGGTTGCAAAGAAACTATTTAATAGAGATTCTTTACAACATTGTCCCGTGTGTTCTTCTCTCGCTAGAAAAGCAGCAGATGATGTTTGTCTTCTCAAATTTGATTGTTGCTATACTTGCTATGATCGATACGTAGAAGGCAGAGAAGAAAGGTGGGAAAAAGGTTGGAGACCAAATGAGGATAACTAAAGCCGATTTAAAAGAAATGATTAGGGAACTGCTAACGGAACAAGAAGACCCTACTCGGGTACAACAAAAAAGCATGAGTTCCTCCACCTTTGTTCGTGCGGGGAAGGAAGGCCGACAAGATGTAACGGGAGAATTAACCCCACAAGAGCAGGGAATTATAGAGCAGGTCTCTGAGTTTTTGTTGAACTTAGCAAAAATACCCGACGTAGACCTTAATGCCCACAAGTCACTCGTCAGCCGCGCCCTGAAGCTGCTCCAGCAACTGGCCCCCAAACAACAACAAGCAGCCCCCCAAGCCGCAACACAAGGAGCACAGAAATAATGGCAAGTATTTATGAAATTGTACAAGGCTTAGCGCAAGCCGCCGCTAATGCATATGATGGCGCCCTTGGCGAAGACTATGAGCCGGCCAAGCCCGGGATCCTCCGCAGAGAAGAGGGAGACGCCCTCATTGATCAGCGCGTAATGGACGGCTTTAATGTAAAGTTTTATGGCAATATGATGTGCTTAAGTTATCAATCCGAGATTCAATTAAAAGAAGTATACGCTTCTGGCTTTGAGACGGAAATGGAACAACGCATTGCCGATATCGCTGGCTGGTTGAAGAAAGAATACAAAAAGATTACCGGCGATTCAGTCACCCTAACAACCGAGGGCGAAATCGATGTGCTTGTTCAAAACTCTTCCCGAGTGCGCACCTGGGTTCAGGCGAAACAACACTATAAGGTAGGGGGTTTAGACGGTGAGATGCATATTGAGGCGCCCTCTACAGATAGAGTAGACCGCGGCTGGCAAGACTTTTTAGATTTAGGTGGTTGGAAAGGTAAACGCCCCAGCAATGATACAAGGAAAAAAGATTCATGAAGATTTCAATTGCACGACTTAAAGAGATTATTATGGAAGAGGTTACCACTGCAACCAACGAAGCTCATGACAAAGATTGGGGAATGGGCAAGGATGAAAAGTCTCGCACCCACCCCGGCGAGGAAGACTATACGGGTCACAAGGGAGATGAATCCCACACTCATCCCGGCGAAGAAGATTATGAACACGAGGGCGAGCCAGAGCCTGGAGATGTTGAAGGCCATGCCGAGCGCGCCCTGAAGGCTATCTATGATTTAGCAAGTGCAGCCGGTGTCGAACTAGAAGCTGATGTATCAGGCCCAAGTGACGTCGAAGGCGAAGCCGAAGAGGAAGTCGAAATAGAACTTGCAGATGATGAATGAGTTTTCAAATAGACAAGAAGCAGCAAGTCCAAGAAATCTTAAAATGCGGGAAAGATCCGTCTTACTTTCTTAAAACATATGCACGTATCTCTCATCCGATGCATGGACTTATTCTTTTTGATACTTATGATTTTCAAGATGAGCTTCTGACACAGTTTAATGATTATCGTTTCAACGTCATCCTAAAAGCACGGCAGCTTGGTATTTCTACTATCACCGCCGGCTACGTTGTCTGGATGATGTTGTTTCACCGCGATAAAGCTATTCTGGTTATGGCCACCAAGTTCGCGACGGCCGGCAATCTCGTAAAGAAAGTAAAAGGCATCATGCGCCAACTCCCAGAGTGGATAAAGATCTCTACTATTAGTGTGGATAACCGTACTTCATTCGAATTATCTAATGGCTCTTCAATCAAGGCGGCTTCTACCTCTGGCGATGCTGGTCGTTCCGAAGCTCTTTCCCTCTTGGTGTTGGACGAGGCCGCCCACATTGAAAACCTAGAAGAATTATGGACAGGCTTATACCCCACCCTTTCGACTGGTGGTCGCTGTATTGCGCTGTCAACCCCTAACGGAGTAGGAAACTGGTTCCACAAGACATGCACAGACGCAGAAGCCGGCGCCAACAACTTTAATCTTACAACACTTCCATGGGATGTACATCCGGAAAGAGACGAAGAGTGGTATAAGAAAGAAACCAAAAATATGTCTCGCCGCCAAATCGCACAAGAACTGAAATGCAATTTCAACACTTCAGGCGAAACAGTAATTGATCCTGGCTGTATGGAGTGGATACTTTCGATGGTCAAAGAACCGATATATCGGACAGGCTTTGACCGTAATTTTTGGATTTGGGAAGAGTTTGATCCAACTTGCAATTATCTTATGGTGGCTGACGTCTCCAGAGGTGATGGTGCTGACTTTTCTACATTTCATATTTTGAAACTTGAAACAGTAGAAATCATCGGAGAGTACCAAGGAAAACTGACACCGGATTTATATGCAAACATGCTTAATCAAGTCGGCCGAGAGTTCGGAAACGCAATGTTGGTAGTAGAAAATAATAATATTGGTTATACAGTACTTGACAAACTCACAGAATACGGTTATCCTAATCTATATTACTCTATAAAGTCCACTCAT